CTCAATTATAAACAAAACTCTTTTACTTCATATGACCCTGTTCCGCTCGATATGATATATGAAAAACCTTTTTATGGTAAAGTCGATAAAGAGGGTCGCACAATTTACCCTTCCGAGGTTAATATGTCTCAAATTCCAGGCGCTGGCTTATTACTAGTTCACAACTTTGTTGCAAAGGCCTTTAAGGATCTCAAGAGCACAATGGAACTGAATATTTATTCTAAGCACAGACGCTTTGTTGAGATTTTTCCGTCTGGATATACACCCGTTGCAGCTAGAAAAAACTTTCACAAACTTTATCAAGATCATTTTGTTGACAACGTATATAATGTCTTTATTAATGATTATGTTGTTAACACCCCTAGAAGAAGACATATAAGAAAATTTTCAGATTTTTTACAGCAGTTTGTTAACTTCTCTGAACTCATGGAGGATCAATTTCCCATAACTAAAACTGGATTTATAATGTCTCCAATATGCCCTCACTCAATAAGCGGATTGATAATTGAGGTTGAAGGCATAGCAAAGGATGATGATGGAAAAAAATATGATGGCTTTATTTCTAAATCGTCTTTTCGCGATTATGTGAGAATAGTGTCGGGTTTTGGGTTTTACGTAGATAAGAATTGCCCTTGGCGATTAGCTGTCAATTTAGATCATCCCACAATGACTGAAAGATACATGCCAGCGTTTGGAACATCTTATGAAGACAACAAAGTGTTTGAAGATTATTTTTACAGATCTGAATATTACTCATATGAAGACTTTAAGGCTAGAATGTGGTACGGATACAGATCTCTGCTTGTAAATAACGACACAGATACATTTGGGCTTATACACACTGTTAGAAACTGCTCTAAAGTACTTTGGGCAGATGTCGCATCTCAATCTTATAAAACAGCGTGGAAAGAGGGATTTTTAGAAGAAATTTCTAGTGATTTTGATACTTTTCAGTTAGAATATCCGGACTCTTTTTTGCTGCCATATTATTTTAAAATTCGAACATCTGAGAGTGGAATTCAACTGAGCAGCAGACAATATAAAGTAAAATTAAAGAAAATTCTGCATATGAATAAAATAAAAGGTCTCCAAAAAGCAATTGCTATTATGGAAGAAGTGACTAAACAATCCAACATATACCTCAATAATGAAAAATCAAAATATCCTCGCAATATAAAATATTTTGGAAAAAACATATCTTCAGGGTTGCATTCTTATGAAGAACGTGATAAGGTTACTAAGAAAGCTGATGTTAAGCAACTTAAATCTTATGTTGTTCAGAGTGCTGATGAAATGTAATGAGAGGATATCACGTAAGAAATGATTTTTCAAACGTTCGATGATAAAAAAGATTGTCTTGCAGTTTATGTTGATGGCGAACTGCACATAAAGAAGCTGCCTAAAAACACACCCCTCACTCATACGTGGGATTATTCTGAAAGTTTCCAAGCGCCTGACATAAAATATGCAAAATATTATTGCGAGGGAAAGACCCTATCAGAAGCATGTCCAGATCATCTTAAAAAAGAGTGGGAGGCAACGAAGCATACGCTAAAAGCATTCCATACGGCAGCGAAAGAAGTTAATTTAAATTTAAATGAGTATTGTTACTTTGAATTGCTCCCAGAACATGTATTGCTTGATTATGGCAGAATTAAAAATCAAATATCTGCCCATGTATTTAAAAACCATGACAAGCCAAAAGATTATGACTTTAGAGTAAATTTAATTAAAGTATTAACTGAAATAAAGAATAATAAATTAAATATAGATATCACGCCAATAAAGAAAAGAAGGCACGAATTTAAGGTTAGGCAGTTTTTCCGAAGACTTAAGGAAACAGAACCTTATATATGTTATAATATGTATGGAACTAAAACAGGAAGGTTAACAGCAACTCAATTTCCTATTCTGACTATGCATAAAAGCTATCGTAAGATTTTAAAGCCAAACAATCAATGGTTTTTGGAAATGGACTACAATGCTGCTGAGCTTCGTGTTATGATGAGCCTATTGGGAAAGTCGCAACCAAAAGAAGATGTACATGATTGGAATTTGGAGAATGTTTTTAAAGAAGCCAACACAAGAGAAGAGGCGAAAAAAAGAGTGTTTGCGTGGCTTTATAATCCAAAATCTCAAGACCATCTTTTAAATAAAGAATACAATAGAGATGCAGTGATTAAAAAGTATTATAACGGAAGCCAAATAACAACCCTTTTTGGTAGAACAATAGATTCCGACGACCATCATGCTCTAAACTATATAATTCAGTCGACAGCGGCAGACTTATTTTTAAGACAAATGATAGAGGTTTGGGAATTCTTAAAGGATAAAAAATCTAACATTGCTTTTTGTTTACATGATTCATTGGTTATTGATTTGCACGAGGATGATGAAATATATGTTAATGAGATAAAGAGCATATTTTCAAATACTTCATTGGGGGAGTTTAAAGTTAACTCTTCTGGTGGAAGAAGTTTTGGCGAAATGAAAAGGTTAAATATTAGATGAAAATAATTATTGGTTTAGGGAGCGCCGGATGTAATATTGCAGAGAGCTTTTCTCAATATCCTCAATATGATATATATAAAATAGACACAGATCTGAAAGAGTCTAAAAACTGTTTTAATTTTCCATCTTTTGATACCCTGGAGGAATATGAAAGCAAGTGCCCAAGTCTGAAAAAGTTTTTTAGATACGTCAAGGGAGAAGTATTGTTTATTACAAGCTGCGGTAGGATTACGGCAGCTGCCCTAAAAATACTAGAACAGCTAAAAGATAAATGCGAGATTAACATTTTATATATAAGACCAGATCGTACATTACTACCAGAACTAAAGACACTAAACAATAATGTAATTTTTGGAGTATTGCAGCAGTATGCTCGTAGCGGCTTATTTAAAAGAATGTATTTGGTTGATAATGTAAAGCTTTCTGAAATAGTGGGTGATGTTCCCCTGAGGGAACACTACAATAGCTTAAATCAACTGATATCTTCAACGATTCATATGATTAACGTCTTTAGTCATTCTAAATCAGAAATAGACACATTTGATGAAATAGCTGACGTTGCAAGGATTTCAACCTTTAGTTTGGTTTCTTACGAAGATAATGAAGAAAAGTTGTTTTTTGACCTTGACATACCAAGAGACAAGTGTTATTATTATGGCGTACCTGAAGAGGTATTAAAGTCTGACGGAAGTTTAATGAAAAAAATCTCAGAACAGCTTAAAATTTTGAAGCAATATGATAAAATAAAGGTTAGTTATGGTATTTATTCTACGAACTATGATGCACCCTATGTTTATGGTTTGCTGAACAGTTCTGTAGTACAAAATGAGAATTTTAGACTTGACAAAGAAATAGATTTATAGTATTATAATAAACTAGCGGCGTGAGAGAGTTATCACGTTGACTTTACCAAAAGGAGAAAAATAAATTATGGCTATTGATATGAAGAGAATGAGGGAGCGCAAAGTCGCTCTAGAAAACAAGGGTGGTAACAGCAAACGCTTTTGGCGCCCACAAGATGGAGAACAAACGATTCGAATTGTTCCAACTGAAGATGGAGATCCTTTCAAGGATTATTGGTTCCACTACAATGTTGGTGACAATCCCGGTTTTCTTAGTCCAAAGCGAAACTTTGGCGAAGATTGCCCACTAGATTCTTTTGTGCGCCAACTTTGGCAAGAAGGCACAGACGACAGCAAGCGAATGGCAAAAAAGCTTTCCGCTCGCCAGCGTTTTTTCGCCAACGTCATTGTACGAGGCGAAGAAGATAAAGGTGTGCGAGTTTGGGGTTTTGGTAAGACTGTTTACGAAAACCTGTTGAATCTCGTACTTAACCCAGAATATGGAGACATCACTGATGCCGAGAGCGGTACAGATCTTGTACTTGTTTATGGTAAGCCAGCTGGAGCACAGTTTCCAGTAACCCAACTTACGCCCCGCCGACGAAGCTCCTCGCTTTGTAAAGAACCTGAAAGATGCCGTGAATTTCTGGAGGATGTACCAGACTTTGATGAGCTATTTTCAGCTAGCCGAAAATCTTTTGCAGAGGTTCAGGCTATGCTAGATGAGTTCCTTTTGGGCGATTCCGACCCAGAAGAGAACTCCACAGAGACTACTAAATACAATGGCAGCAAGAAGGAAAGTGCGTCAAGTGCTGCTACTTCTGTTGACCAAGCTTTTAGCGATTTGTTGAGTAGTTAATCTGTAAAACCGCAGGGAGGCATGGGTTTACAGATGCCTCATTTTTCACATAGGAGTTAGAATGGCAAAGAGTAAAAAAGCTGGTAAGCTTTCTATTGCAGACATGCGTAAACTTATCAACAAGAAGGCTGGAATGAACGTTGCGCACAATTTAAACGAAGACAGCCCAACAATCGTAAAGGACTGGATTCCTACTGGATCGCGTTGGCTTGACAGTATTGTTTGTCGAGGAAAGCTAGCCGGAATTCCAGTTGGTAAGATTGTAGAAATTGCTGGTTTAGAATCTACTGGTAAGTCTTACATGGCAGCACAAATTGCTGCAAATGCCCAGAAAATGGGCATTGATGTCGCCTACTTCGATTCAGAGTCGGCAATTGATCCCACTTTCCTAGAAAAGGCTGGGTGTAATGTAGATGACTTATTGTATGTACAAGCAACTTCTGTAGAATTTGTGTTAGAAACAATTGAAGAGTTGCTTGGTTCAAATGAAAACAGAATGCTTTTTATCTGGGACTCACTAGCTTTGACCCCAGCAGTTTCAGATATCGAGGGAGACTTTAACCCTCTTTCTTCGATGGCAGTAAAGGCTAGAATTCTTGCAAAAGGAATGTCAAAACTTACAGTTCCAATTGCGAATAGCCAATCAACGTTTCTGGTATTAAACCAGCTTAAGACTAACATCACTAGGAGCCCTTCAGAGACCCTTACAACGCCTTTTATGACTCCAGGCGGTAAAGCTATGATTTACGCTTATTCGCTGCGTGTGTGGCTTACAGGGCGTAAAGCGAAGGCCTCTTTTATTACAGACGATAAAGGATATCGAATCGGATCTGAAGTGAAGGTAAAACTTGAGAAATCTCGTTTTGGCACTGCCGGAAGACAATGTAATTTTAAGATTTTATGGGGAGAAGAAATTGGTGTACAAGATGAAGAAAGTTGGCTGGATGCGATCAAAGGTTCGCAACACCTATCTAACAGTGGTGCATGGTTTACGCTTGATTATGGTGATGGCACGTCCGACAAATTCCAGAGTTCGGGTTGGAAAAAGAAACTTGAAGATCCTAAATTTAAACAACGAGTTTTAGAAATTATGGATGAAGAAGTTATTATGAAGTTTGATGAGCGCATCGGATCTGCAGAATCTT